GAATCGGGTTAGTTGGTTGATGTGTTCCGATTCAGTAAGTACATCATAGCAAAACGTACCACAGTTGTCAACCTAGATGTTCTAGGTTACCCCACCCCATCCCCACCCCCCGCGATCCTAGCGTGGTACCATAGCGTCTATATACATACTAATTTGCACATCACATACCAAATTTTAGGGTACCCCCCTCTTTTTGTAACAATCCAGGTCGCACCCCCACCCCCCTTCACAGGGAAACACCCCCCTATAGGAGTCCCATACCTCCCCTTTGATTTCTGTAATACTTTTGATTTCTGCAACACTTAAGACACTCCCCNCTGTTGAAGTGTCTTCAAACCTTTTCAACACTTCACAACACTTCTTGCGGTATTGCGTCTACTATGCTGATGCCTTACACTTCGCAAAACCGGTATTGGATACCTGCGATATGTCTGTGGTACAGATAGAACCCACTAAAGATCACCCTGTTCCCTACGATTTGACAGAGGAAAAACCTGCGACCCGCATTAAAGAGGTCGAGGTGGCTGGCAACACGGCAGAGTTACAGGAATCATTAGGTGCGAAGCTTGAGGTTACTGAAGAAGATGCGGAAAGAGAGAAACAACTCCTTCAAGCAGTAGCCGAACGAACTAAAACTGCTGATTTAACCCACCCGCCTACAGCTTTTGCAGCGGCGTCGTTTCTGCGTATGTACGGCCAACAACTTGCTATGGATGCAGCCGAGGCTAGAGCTGCCATAACGCACAAGCTTATGGAGATAGCTAACTGTGGTGACCCACGGTTTGAGCTTAAGGCATTGGAATTGCTAGGGAAACACAGTGATATAGGGATATTTACCGAGCGTAGCGAGATAACAATAAACTATAAGAACCCTGAAGATTTAGAGAAAGCCATTAAAGACCGGGTGAAGAACCTGCTTAATGCTACTGTAATAGATGTAGCACCTATGGATGAGCGCCTGGACGAGGCGTTAGGTGAAGAAGGGGCAGAGCTGGATGTCTGAAGCATCTCCTTTTGATGATCTTAGCCTCAAGGATATACCGGCCATACTCCCTATGCTCTCGGTGCCGGAAAGAGAAAAACTCCTGGCAGAGCTTGAGCACCTCGATAAACTTAAAGAACAGAAGAAAGCACAGACTAGGTTTATAGATTTTGTAAAGCAGATGTGGCCTGTGTTTATCAGTGGGAAACATCATGGGAAAATGGCTGAAGCGTTTGAGCGTGTGGCTCGTGGTGATTGTAAGCGCCTTATTATTAATATGCCTCCTCGTCATACTAAGTCTGAGTTTGCTAGTTACTTATTACCTGCGTGGTTTCTGGGGCAGTATCCGCACAAGAAGGTTATCCAGACTTCGCATACCGCAGAGCTTGCCGTAGGATTTGGTCGTAAGGTACGTAACCTTGTAGATCAGGATAATTACCAAGCGATATTTCCGCAGTTAAGTCTGCAGAGCGACTCAAAGGCAGCAGGACGCTGGAACACCAGCAAGGGCGGAGACTACTTCGCTATTGGTGTGGGCGGGGCGGTTACTGGTAAAGGTGCGGATTTACTGATTATTGATGACCCTCACTCGGAACAGGAAGCAGCGCTGGCCGAGATCAACCCTGATATTTACGATAAGACCTACGAGTGGTACACATCAGGGCCAAGGCAGAGACTGCAGCCAGGTGGGGCAATCGTCATTGTAATGACCCGCTGGAGCTTGCGTGACCTGACGGCAAAGGTGTTAAAAGCAGAAGCAGAGCGTGGGGGTGATTCGTGGGAAGTCATTGAATTTCCTGCACTTATGCCTAGTGGTACACCGCTGTGGCCTGAGTTCTGGTCTAGGGATGAACTACAAGTACTGAAGCAGGAGCTACCTAACTCCAAGTGGATGGCTCAGTACCAGCAGAACCCTACGTCTGAAACGTCAGCTATTGTGAAACGGGAGTGGTGGCAGACCTGGGAAGAGGAAGAACCACCCCCTTGCGAGTATATCCTGATGGCCTGGGATACAGCGTTTGAAAAGAATAACCGGGCTGACTATTCAGCGCTGACAACGTGGGGCGTGTTTTACCATCCTGACGATACAGGGGTAAGCAAAGCAAATATAATCCTGCTTAATGCGTTTAGGGAACGCATGGAGTTTCCGCGCTTAAAGAAGGTAGCTATAGAACAGTACGACAGTTGGGAGCCAGACTCCATCATTGTGGAGAAGAAAGCATCGGGTGCGCCGCTAATCTACGAGATGAGGGCGATGGGGATACCGGTGCAGGAGTTCACCCCTACACGAGGCAATGACAAGATAACGCGGCTTAATGCCGTGTCTGACTTATTTGCTTCTGGTATGGTATGGACACCAAACCGCCCGTGGGCGGAAGAAGTGATTGACGAGGTAGCAAGTTTTCCGTCAGGGGAGCATGATGACTACGTTGACTCTGTGTCACTGGCACTAATGCGATACAGGAAAGGCGGCTTTGTTCGGTTACCTTCAGATCAGGAAGACGAGGTTGAATACTTTAAACAGCGTAGAGGCGGGTACTACTAATGGCTATTGAGAGAAGTATGTTTACAGCCCCCCAAGGGGAAACAGTCGAGGCGGTTGAGGCTATAGAAATTGAAATAGAGCCGGAAGTAGTAGCGCTGGAAGATGGGAGTATGGAGATTACTCTTGTTCAGGATGCAATGCAGACAGACATTGCGAGCGCTCCGTTCGATGCCAACCTTGCAGACTACATGGATGACAGCCAGCTTAATCAGCTATCTGGTGATTTAGTAGCTGCAGTAGATGGAGACATACACTCTCGCCGTGATTGGGCTGAAACTTTTGTTAAAGGGTTAGAGGTTCTGGGCTTTAGTTATGAGGATAGGACTGAGCCTTGGGAAAATGCCTGTGGTGTATACAGCACAGTGTTAGCAGAAGCAGCTATAAGATTCCAAGCCGAGGCTATGAGCGAAACATTTCCAGCGGCTGGCCCTGTTAAAACACAGATACTAGGTGAAATAACACGGGAAAAAGAAGACGCAGCGCTCCGTGTTAAAACGGATATGAACTACGAGCTTACCGATGTCATGGTGGAGTACCGCCCTGAGCACGAACGTATGCTGTACAGCCTGGGATTAGCTGGGTCGGCCTTTAAAAAGATTTATTTTGATCCAAGCCTGGATCGACAGACTGCTATTTACATTCCAGCNGAAGATATGATTGTCCCNTACGGCGCTTCTAACCTGGAATCCGCTGAACGTGTTACTCATGTCATGCGTAAAACCAAGAATGAGATGGTAAAACTGCAAGATGCGGGGTTTTATAGGGAAGTAGAGCTTGGTGACCCTGTTACATTTACTACAGATATAGAAGAAGCCAAGGCTGAACAGTCAGGAATCTCTATTTCTTCAGATGATCGCTACGCAGTGTATGAAATTCACGCAGATATAGTGATTGATGAAGTAGACGGGGCAGATAAAGACGCAGATTCACTCCAACTAGCTAAACCGTACGTCATTACCATTGAAAAAGGGACTGGCACAGTCCTTGCAGTACGTAGAAACTGGAATCCTGACGATCCGTTAGTGCTAAAACGTCAACATTTTGTCCATTACGTGTATGTTCCAGGGTTTGGCTTCTATGGTCTTGGTTTAATTCACATTATTGGTGGGTATGCACGGGCTGGAACCTCTTTAATACGCCAATTAGTTGACGCAGGTACCCTTTCTAACCTCCCAGGGGGCTTAAAATCCCGTGGAATGCGTGTAACTACCGGTGATACACCCATAGCACCGGGGGAATTTCGTGATGTGGACGTACCCAGTGGGTCAATCCGCGATAATATCCTGCCATTACCCTATAAAGAGCCAAGTCAGACATTATTGGCGTTATTAGACAAGATTACTGAAGAAGGCCGCAGATTAGGGGCTATTTCTGACATGAATATCTCCGATATGAGCGCAAATGCGCCTGTCGGTACAACATTAGCTCTACTAGAGCGTACCTTAAAGCCAATGGCTGCGGTTCAATCCCGTGTCCACTACGCTATGAAGCAGGAATTCAAGCTGCTCCGAGCAATCATGGCTGAGTATGCACCATTAGAGTATGGTTATGAGCCTGACCGTGGTACCCCTCGCGCCCGCCAAGCCGATTATGCCACGGTGGAAGTAATTCCTGTCAGCGACCCCAACAGTAGTACGATGGCACAACGAGTTGTGCAATATCAAACAGTACTACAGATGGCACAGGCTTCCCCNCAAATCTATGACTTGCCTCAGTTACACCGGCAGATGATTGAAGTCTTAGGCATTAAGAACGCTGATAANTTGGTGCCCACTGACGATGATATGAAGCCGGAAGACCCAGTTAGTGAGAACATGGACGCACTAGTTGGTAAACCTATTAAGGCATTTTTGTATCAGAACCACGAAGCNCACATNCAAACGCACCAAGCCTTTTTAGAAGACCCNCAGATGGCTGCTACTATTGGGCAGAACCCGATGGCAAATCAAATTGTGGGAGAACTGCAAGCCCACATTGCAGAGCACACAGCCTTCTTATATAGACAACAACTAGAGCAAACACTAGGGCAAACGCTACCACCACCTAATGAAGAACTACCTGAGCAGTTTGAAGTTAGACTGGCGGGCCTAATCTCTAAAGCAGCTATCCAGCTTACTGCACAGAAACAAGCGCAAGCTGCACAGCAACAGGCCCAAGAAATTGCAGAAGACCCGCTTATCCAAATGCAGCAACGCGAACTAGCAATAAAAGAGCAAGACGCGCAGCGTAAAGCAGCTAAGGATGTGGCAGATGTAGAGCTAGACCAACAACGACTTGCATTAGATAAAGAGAAATCAACAGGTAATCTAGTAATAGAAGCCCAACGCATTGCTTCCCAAAACCAAGCCAGTGAAGCTAAGAATGATGTGGATGAAGCCAAAGTTATTATTGATATGGCAAAAGCTGTTGATGAAGAAAAACGGACTAGAGCGGAAGCGGAACGAGATAGGGACGAGGCTTTGCGTGACGACAGAGAGGATAGATAATGGCTAAGACCGTCTTTGACGTGCTAACAGATAAACTTACAGACCACAAAAGGTCTAGCGAAGACTTTATACAATCCGGTGCAGCTAAAGACTACGCCGCTTATAAAGAAGTGTGTGGTGTGCTTCGGGGTCTGGACACCGCATTACGAGAAATAAACGACCTTTCGCGCAACTATATGGAAGATGCAGATGACTGAAATGACCGCGTTAGAAAAGAAACGCAAAGAAAAAATAGAAACAGATGAGATCGCGCAAGAA